AGGCTATGGCATCAAGGCAGGCCGTGGCATCGAGGCAGGCGAAGGCATCGAGGCAGGCTATGGCATCAAGGCAGGCTATGGCATCAAGGCAGGCCGTGGCATCGAGGCAGGCGAAGGCATCGAGGCAGGCTGGGGCATCGAGGCAGGCTATGGCATCAAGGCAGGCCGTGGCATCGAGGCAGGCGAAAGCATCGAGGCAGGCTATGGCATCAAGGCAGGCCGTGGCATCGAGGCAGGCTGTGAGTTTGGCATTTACGCAGGCCTCCGCGTGAGAATCACAAGCGAATACAGAAAAATTATCGCGAAGACCAAGCCGGAGAATATCATGTGCGGCGAATTTGTGGAGGCAGAGAATGAGTGACGTTGAAATTATCACGGAGTTAAACCACCGGGCGGCGCGGGAGCGCGAGCTTGGCGAAAGGTGGGATGAGATCGTGCGGCTTCGCAAGCGGCAAAAGAGCCTGATGAAGATCGCGGAAACGGCCTGCTTCTCTGTGGCGTGTATGCTGCTTGGCGGTACGGCGGCGTGCTTCTTCGTCGGCGCGGTGCTTACGGGGGCATGAGATGGAATATCCGTGTAAGAGCTGTGAAAAAGGGCGCGGTGAGAATTGTATGTGCAACAGATGGCGGGAGTGGTTCCGCTACACATGCGCGAATCCGCCCGAAGCGACGCAGGAGCAGAAGGTCACGTACCGCGATATCGTGTTCTGGACGGTGTTTACAGAAGCGTGGAGGTGAGCATGAAGCAGACGGAGAGAATCCTGCAATATATGCGCGACTTCGGAAGCATTACGCAGCTCGAAGCGATTCGGGACATCAGCTGTATGCGTCTGGGAGCGAGGATTTTTGATCTCAAGCGTGAGGGCTACGAGATCAAGAAGGAAACGGAAACGAGCAAGAACCGGTATGGCGAGGACACGAGCTATGCCAGATACAGGTTGGTGGAATGATGAAAGATAAGCAGCAAGCGCCGTTTATCACGGATATCAACGGTGCAGAGATTTATGACGGAAACGAGTATTTCGTCTCCGACGAAGGCAATATTGCCGCCGTGCCTCCAGGAGAGAACTGGAACGCACATAACGCCCTGATTGAGCATTTGGTGGAAACGTATGGCACGAATTACATCGCGGAAATGTGCGGCTTGGACAAGCGAGTCTGCAAGATTTAAGGAGGGAAGATGGCAAACTTTGAAAGCGGCGTGAGCCGGTATATTCAGACGGCGGCGGTCGTCAGGGTGGCGTTCCCGGTCGATCTGAAAGGGAACGAATACATTTGCTGCGATGCGTGCCAGTTTTACCGCAAGAGCAGCAGCCGGTGCGGACTGACAAACGAGCCGCTGCTCTGGCCGGGCCGGTATGTTGGGAGTGACTGCCCGCTGGAACTGATCGAAGAAACGGAGGATGAAACATGAAGCAGTTCCGCCTTTTAAGGCCGGATGAAATTGAGTGCCGCGTGGCACAGTGCAACGAAAATGGCGCGTCGATTCTGCTGTACAAGACGGCAAGAACGGATGCGGACTTGCTTGACGAGACGGTAGGCGCGCAGAACTGGGAGAATGATTTTAAGCTGGTCGATGGCGTTCTGTACGGCGGTATCGGCGTGGACTACAACACAAACGGCCACCCGATCTGGAAGTGGGACGCAGGCACAGAGAGCAACACAGAGGCCGAGAAGGGACGAGCTTCGGACGCGTTCAAACGAGCTGGATTTAAGCACGGCATTGGACGGGAACTCTACTCCGCGCCGTTTATCTGGATTGACGCGGCGAAGTGCCAGAGGCTCAGGAAGAACGACAAGACAGGCCGCTGGCAATGCTCTGACCAGTTTGACGTAACGGAGATCACCTACGACGAGCAGGAGCGAATCAAAACGCTGACGCTTGCATCGAAGGGAAAGCCGGTCTACACCTTCGGACACGGTGGGAAAGCTGAGACACCGAGCACCACGCGCCTTGTCTGCGCGGACTGTAAAGGAGAGATCACGCAGATCGTAGAAGGTGGCACACAGTTTACCGCTTTACAGGTAGCCGAGAAAACGAGAAAGCGCTTTGGCCGGTGCCTTTGCTGGAACTGCGCGAGTAAGGCATGATAGAACTGAACATCGTTGAAGCTTCGTGGAGCATGGACGCGGCGGGAAGCTGGCTGAAGCTCCGACCGGAGCTGCCCGGACAAGCCCAGATGGTAGCCGGAGAATTTGACCCGCATAAGAAGTACAGGGTCACGATCAAGGAAGTTCGCAAGGAGCGGAGTCCGGGGGCAAATCGGTATCTTTGGGTGCTTTGCAATAAGCTTTCGGTCAAGGTGGGCGCGCCGCCGGAAGAAATCTACCGGCACTATATCCCGGATGTTGGCGATAACTCCGATACGATCTGCATTCCGGACGCAGCGGTCAAGCGGTTTCGGGACGGCTGGGAATCGCGCGGTCTCGGATGGTGTACAGAGATTATGGCGTCAAAAATTCCGGGCTGCACGAACGTCATTTGCTACTACGGCTCAAGCACCTACGACACAAAGCAAATGGCGCGGCTCATTGATCTGGTCGTAGAGGACTGCAAACAGCAGGGCATTGAGACGCTGCCACCGGAAAAACTCGAGCGTATGGCGCTGGAATGGAGGCAGGATGAGAAAGGAAACGAAGGCGACAAAGATACCTGAGAAGGTCAAGAAGGCCGTCTGGGAGCGCGACGGCGGGCACTGCATCGTCTGCCTCCGCCCCGGCAATCCGTGGTGCCATTTCATTCCACGGTCGCAGGGCGGGCTTGGAATCGAAGAGAACATTGTGACGCTTTGCGATAAGTGCCACGAAGAGTTTGACCAGACGGCAAAGAGAAAACATATGCAGGCGTATATCAGACACTACTTAAAAATGATATATCCCGGGTGGGATGAATCAAAGCTGATTTATAAGAAAGGAATGTAGATCATGGAAGACACAAGGACAAGCATTCTCCAAATGGCTCGTGGAGCGATTATGGAGAGAATCGACTACGAAATGACAAAGGTCGTGGACAACATCCTTGACCCGAACACAGAGGCTACAGCAAAGCGGAAAGTGCAGCTTACCATTGAGTTCCGCCCAGACTCCAACCGGCAGACCGTATCGGTTGCCTGCGGCGTGAAAAGCGCTCTTTGCCCGACAAATCCGGTTGCGACATCACTTTATATCACCGGAAATGAATTTGGCGAGGTCACGGCGGTGGAAATGGTACCGAACGTGCCCGGACAGCTGGATATGATGGGCGAAGAACAGGAAGTAGCACCCGTCTTGAATTTGGTTAGAAATGCGTAAGGAGGAAAATGAAATGATTAAGGAAGCTATCGAGAAAATTGAGGCTATGGCGAAGCCGCAGGTTTTGGAAATTGGAGACCACACGTTTGCTGTCCTGCCGAATGGAAACTACAAGGAAATCCACGAGGATGTTTACGGCGCGAAAACGCTTGAACTGAACAGTCTCGACGCGCTGTGCAAGATGATCCTACGGGAGGGAACAGCTAATGCCGAAGACGGCCAGCTGTTTATCAAGATTCCATCGCATCTTTGCGTTGAGGCTTTCAGAACCCCGGATATGGATACTCCGTTTGAGCGGTTAACGCCGTATTTTGTTCGTGCGACGGACGTTCCCGGCTGGGATGCGGAAACAAAACTCACGTTCGAACGGGCGGCAGTCGCGCTGCAAACCAGATTTCAAGACTCGGAAGATCGCGCGTATACGCTTCAGCTGCTTTCGCAGATCACGACCGGCGCAAAGATCACCTATAACGATATTGGCGTCGCTACGACGATTGTCACGCAGAAGGGTGTGAGCTTACAGGCCAACGCGACGATTCGCCCGCTGGTAAAACTTCGCCCGTACAGAACCTTCCAGGAAATTGAGCAGCCGCTTGGACTGTTCCTTATCCGAATTGACGAAAGAGGCATTTCGTTCGTTGAGGCAGACGGCGGTATGTGGAAGCTGGAAGCGCGGAAGACGATCAAGGAATACCTCGAGGAACATCTTGCCGACGAGATCGAAGCTGGGCGCGTAACAGTCATGCTGTAAGGAGGAAGCATGCTGAACCACATTTATAAGAAAGGAACGTAATTATGGAATCCTATGTAAAACTGAGTACGGAAAAGTATGAGGAATTGGCGAAGAAGTGCCTGACGCTCGACATGCTCGCTGAATCGTATAAGAAGATGCCCTCGTATCGTTTCGACGATGTTTTGAAAGTCATTTTTGGCGCTCCGGAAGAGAATGCGGCGGATACGGAGGACGGCGAATGCTGAACCGCATTGTTATTATGGGCAGAATGACTCGAGACCCGGAGTTGAGAAAGACGAATGGCGGAACGTCCGTTGCATCCTTCACGCTGGCGGTTGACCGCGATCTTACGCCGAAGGGCGGAGAGAAAGAGACGGATTTCATTGATTGCGTCGCGTGGGCGGGAACCGCTGATTTTGTAAGCGGCTACTTTTTTAAGGGTAGCATGGCCGTCGTAGACGGTCGGTTGCAGCTGCGCGACTGGAAGGATAAGGACGGCAACAAGCGCCGGTCTGCTGAGATCGTGGCAAACCGTGTTTACTTCGGCGAAGGAAAGAAATCTTCGGAGCCGAAGGACCCGGAAAACCCCGGCGGGTTTACGATGATGGACGAAGATGACGGCGAAGAACTGCCGTTCTAAGGCGGTGGCGGGATGGCAAACAACAAAGACCCTGCCGTCTTGTTTTACACGTCGGATTTCCTATCCGGCTGTGCCTTGATGGATATGCGGGAGCGTGGGCAGTATATCACGCTTCTGTGTCTCCAAAGAGAGCGCGGGCATATGACGATGCAGGAAATCATACGGGCTGTCAAAAAGCCGTCAGACGAGGTTATGAGCAAGTTTCAGAAGGATGAGGACGGCAAGTACTTCAACCGCCGGATGGAGCTTGAAATCGAAAAACGGGACAAGCATTGCCAGCGTCAAAGGGAGAACATCAGCAAGCGTTGGAACAAAGAAAATGATAACTCTGGTATGGATGATGGTAGTGCTTGCGGTAATACCACGGTATTACCTTTAGGAAATGGAAATGGAAATGGAAATAGAAAAGAAAGTAGTTCTATTTCTGAGAAGAAACGTAAGAAATTTATACCACCTACGTTGGAAGATGTTTCCGCATACGCGAAGGAGCGTGGAGTCCAGAATCTGGCACAGAAATTTTTCGACTATTATTCTGCCGGAAATTGGGCCGACGGGAAGGGCGATCCCGTACGGAACTGGAAGCAGAAGTTTTTGACGTGGGAATCGAAAGAACGCGAGAAGGGCGCGCCGTCACAGCCGGGGAAGAAGCCGGGCTACAACGTGCAGCATCACGGAGACGAGCTGTCCGATTTCCAGAGGGCGGCGATTCAGCGGATGTTGGGGGAGGAAGCATGATGAAGCAGGGAATCAAGGTCTGGATTGTCATTCCGGAGCCGCTGCCGATTTACCCTCGGCTCATGCCAAAGCTCAGAACGCCTTTAAGGGCGCGGAAGTATCCGCAGAAGATGCAGAACAAGGCGTTTTACCTCGTCAGCGTTAAGGACCCGGAGGACGGGCGGCGGAAGATTATCACCGTCCGGGAACCGGAATGCTGGGAGGCGGAAGTGACGGTGCAGGTCAGGAGGAAAGAATGAACAGTGTGAAAACGGAGTTGTTTCATGATAATTTCCAGAATTATAAAAAATACGGAATTCCAAAAGCACAACTTGTGATCGCGGATATCCCGTATAACATCGCTGGGAATGCGTATGCATCAAATCCAATGTGGTACAAAGGGGGAGATAACAAAAACGGGGAAAGCAAACTTGCGAAGAAAGCGTTTTTTAATTCCGATGGGAGTTTCAAAATCGCAGAGTATATGCATTTCTGCTCGCGTCTGCTTAAAAAAGAGCCAAAGGAGAAAAACCAAGCCCCGGCGATGATTGTGTTTTGCGCGTTCGAGCAGATACAGACGGTTATAGATTACGGAAAGCGATACGGGTTTCAGAAGTTTTACCCGCTGTTTTTTTGCAAAAACTATTCCGCGCAGGTGCTCAAAGCTAATATGCGTCCGGTCGGAGCAGTAGAATTCGCGGTTGTTCTTTACCGAAATAAGCTACCGAAATTTCGCAACGTAGACGTATACGGACAGAGGCACATGGTTTTTAACTGGTTTTCGTGGGAGAGAGATAACGCAAAGTTATACCCGAAAATCCACCCGACGCAAAAACCAGTGAGATTGCTGAAACAGCTTATTGAGATTTTTACAGACCCGGGCGACGTCGTGATAGACCCTTGCGCTGGTTCTGGGTCAACGCTTCGCGCAGCGGCAGAACTTGGACGGAATAGTTACGGGTTCGAAATCGACAAGCGGTTTTATAAAGCGGCGAAGGAGAAAATGCTCAGCTTTGAGCCGGACGGGCAAATAAAGTTGGAGGAACTGGCATGAGTAACTTTGGACCATGCGCGAAGGACTGCCCCAACCGGAAAGCCGGTTGCAGCGCGTCCTGCGAGGCTTGGAGCGCCGTGAAGGGAGAACGGCTGAAAAGCTACGACAAACGCGCCGAGATCATCGACATAAGCCAGATGACCGATGGCGGGGCAAAAAACTGCAGGCGAGCAGCAAGAGGGAAACGGAAAATAGGAGGGGAAATGTGACGCTATGACAGACAAGGAAATTATACGGGCGCTGCGGTGCTGCGAAAAAGAAGTTTGTGCAGACGGTGGTTTATGCCCGCTTTTTAGCGACGCGGATTGTATCGTGCATTTAGGCGAGGCAGCCGCTGACCTGATCGAGCGCCTGACCGCCGAGAATGCGAAGGCAGAAGCCGAGAGGGACGCTATAATCGAGCAGATAAAAGAGCGGCATGACTGCCTGGACTGCAAGCATAACGATTTTTGCGAATATGACGGTGCGATTGTCTTTGATTGCATGAACTGCGTGCAGGAAGGGTGTCCATGCGCCGGGTGCATCGATTCCAGCCGCTGGGAATGGCGCGGCTTGCCGGAAGCGCCGGAAGGTGGAATGATGAAAGGTGCATCGAACTTCGACAAGCTGTGCCATCAGGTTTTTGATGGCAAAAACGACGGTACGAATTACCTTGCGTGGGAGACAGACATATGCTGCGGAAGATGTGGACACAAGCTCCACGTGTACTACTGCGAGGAAAGATTGTACCTCATCGAATGCGCGGTGTGCGGCACAAAAGCATTGACCAAAGCGGGGAATGTGGTGTTTGCGGCGTACAAGACGCTTGCACATACGCCAAAAATTGAGGAGGACGAAAAATGAGGCTCACAACGGATACCCCGAAAAACAATCTTGAAATGGCGCTGAACCTGTTCTACGTCAAGGACAAAGAGGTATGGGTGCGCGGATACGGGAAGAACGGCGCAGACATCAGCCTGTTTGACCTGTCGCGGAATCTGACCAGATGGAACTGCCCGTATGTGGACTTGGATATCTCGGATGATTCCTTCTCGATGATGATGGCCGAATGGCTCTGGGAAGATGTTGAATCGTTCGAGCACATTTTGGCTCTGCTCTATCAGGCAGCGTGGGTATGCGCGGAGCTGCGCGAACATTTGAAGCAGTTCGAGGACAAGGAGGATGCCGATGGAGCGACTAACGTTTGAAGGGAACTTCTGCGACATCGCGCAGTGCCGCGAACTGCCGTGTAAGTATGACGGGAACTGCACGCAGAAGCAGGTGTGGGAGCGGCTCAAGGCTTACGAAGATTCGAGATTATCCCCGCAGGCGTGCGCAGAAGCTCGGGAAATCGAGGAAACGCTTTCCGGCTATGATTACTCCATCTCACGAATGGTGGAGCTGATGAAAGCCGACAAGGACGGGCGCGTGGTGGTGCTGCCGTGCAAGGTGGGCGATACGGTGTGGGCGCTTATTGGATATGCAAGGGAACCCCGCGAATGCAAGGTTGAGTTTGTGAATATTGGGAACGGATATACAACGATTATTCTTCGCACCGCCGATGATGCGAGAGAACAGTGCGGCGTTTTGCTGCTTGCGTTCGGAAGAACCGTTTTCCTCACCCACGAAGAAGCCGAGAAAGCTTTGCGGAAAATGAAAGGAGACACTGAAAAATGAAAAAACGAATGGCTTTGCTTCTGGCAGCTATCATGCTTATTGCAAGTCTCGCAGGATGTATGAAGAGGGAAGCGGACAAGGTAAACCACAATATGAACGTTGCTGCTGACAATTTCAGCTGTGAGCGCCGGATCACGGTCTACAACGCGAGAACTGACAAAATCATCCTCTACGCCGAGGGATATATGTCCATCAGCAACAACTCCTCTTCGGAGCTGGTCGTAACGTGCAAGGTCGGTGCAAACGAGTACAAGAAGAATTACATTTACCTCAACGACTACACGCTCTACGTGGTCGAGGACATCACCGGCACGCACGCCGACCCGTACCATTATCTGATCGAGTTCCACACCGAGTTCCCGGTAAACGTGGATGTCAAGCCGTAGGAGGGCAAGAAGGATGGCGTATAACGTTTACTTTTCTTGCGATACGTGCGGAGCCACATATAACTGGGTGAACCACACGGTTTCACAATCTACTGCCGCGAAAATTGCGAGAAGCGATGGGTGGAGCGTTGGGAAACGTGGATGGTTTTGCCCGGAGTGTCGGAAGAAGAGGAGGAAGAGAGAAAATGCCTGACAAATACATCAGCCGCGCGGAGGCACTGGCAGATTTTGAAGCCTGCAACGCGGAAAATCCGCGCTGGACACCGCAGCGAGCGAAAACGCTTCTGCTGCGCCAGCCCGCCGCCGACGTTGCGGAGGTGGTGCGGTGCAAGGACTGCAAGCATAAGTTGCGAACGGTTGCAAATGGGGTTGTGATCTGCAGGGAGAAGCACGGCATGGTTCGGCCAAGTCTGGATGATTTTTGCAGCTACGGGGAGTATCAAACGAATTCTGGAGGAAATGAGCATGAGTAAACCGAAAGATGCAAACGAAATGCGGGAGCTGCTTATTGATTACATCGACGCGCTGCTTCTGGGTGGGATTCCAAAGCTTGCGCTTGATCCCCCGGAGGAAGAACAGAGCGTGTAAGAATCGGCGGCAGAAATGGCCAATGCGGTGAAGCGAATGGGGCTTACTGGCCGGTCGGAATTCCAGCTGATGCTGGAAGGAATTTCGGTTCTATATGGCGAACACAGAGAGACGGCCACAGAACGCTGCTACGCGCTGTTTTGGCAGATTCAGCAGCTGAAATCTGTGCAGGGCCAGTTGGAACGATGCTTTGCCATGCTTCGGGTACTGAATATGGCAACAGCCAAGTCGAGCACCGGGCTCTTTGCAAGCCCGTTTGCGCCGATGTGTATCTAAAACTACGGAGGAAAGAATGAACATCACACTTTTGAAGTATCCCACCGATGAGGACTGGGCGTTTGCGAAACAGTGCGCTTTAGTTACCATCGGCAAGGAGATGAAGACGGCACCGGACATGGAGTGGAAACACTCCATTCTCCGGGCACAGCACAGCCCTATTCGGACGTTACAGTTTGCGTTTTATCTTGAGGGCGTGCCGTACTGGGTAAGCACCCATTTAGCCCGCCACGTCCACGCACAGCCGTTTATTTGGTCACAGCGGAATGACCGGCAGGACGAATACGACCGGAACGCAGCGCGGCAGGACGCGCCGGTAGACATGATCTGGTACATGAGCGCCGAAGAGCTGATGACCATTGCAGAAAAGCGGATATGCAAACTGGCGGCGAAAGAAACGCGGGAAGTTGTCTTAATGATGCGCTGGTTGGTGGTCAATCATTGCCCGGAGTTTGAAGGGCTGCTCGAGCCGCATTGCACGAAATACGGCGATTGCCCCGAAATGAAGCCGTGCGAGACCGGAAGGAGGCTGCAAGGTGGGAACGATACTGGCGATTGACCCGGGGAATGTGGAATCCGGGTATGTCCTCGTAGAGCACGACGGGAAGGAAATCCGGAAGGTGCTGGACGTCGGTAAAGTTCCGAACGGGGAGATATTCCCCGTTCTCTGCCGGGAGTATCAGCACCTGGCAATCGAAATGGTTGCCGGTATGGGAATGCCAGTCGGTCAGGAGGTGTTTGACACCTGCTTTTGGATTGGGCGGTTCTGGGAATATGCCGAGCTTTACCGGAAGGGGTACCAGATACAGAAGATCTTCCGCCGGGAAGAAAAGCTTTACCTTTGCGGCAGAGCGTCGGCGAAGGATGCGAACATCAGACAAGCCCTCGTCGACCGCTACGCGCCCGGTCAGCCGAACTTCGGAAAGGGAACAAAGAAGAACCCCGGTTTCTTTTACGGGTTCGCAGCGGACATGTGGGCGGCGATGGCGGTGGCTGTGACGTATTTTGATAAGTACATAAGGGGGATACAACTATGATTTGCCCGGGATGCAAGCAAAAGATGCGGTGCAAAAACAGCAGGCCGACCAGTGACCGGATCATAAAAACAAGAAGATATTTATGCGAAAGCTGCGGCGAGGTGCGCTACACGGTGGAAATTCTTAAGGAAACATACAGCGCACTTTCGGCGCAAAAATTGAAGGAGGCAACGAAAAATGGGCATGAGTGAATGGGCGAGACGAGAAGTCGAAATTGCGTGCAGCCGGGAGCGCGACGGAAAACCAAGCGACGAATGGGATTACGGTTGTGCTTGCTATAAAAGCGCCTTAAAAGCGTATGAGAGTCTACTTGAAGATGAACACAGCGGCATGAGCATGTCCATTACAAAGCAGGTTTTGAATCGCCTAATTGACGGCAAACCGCTTTCCCCGATTGAGGATACGCCAGACGCATGGAATGAGGTCGGTTGGACGGATAAAGAACACAAATACACATGCTACCAGAGCAAGCGCATGAGTGACCTGTTTAAGTATGTATACGACGATGGGCATATAGAATACAGCGACATCAACAGATTCATTTGCAAAGATGAGCCAAGCGGTACATACTGGCACAACAGTTTTGTCGCAAATATTTTAGGAGAATTATTCCCGATTACATTTCCGTATACACCGTATAACAAGCCGATTATTGCCCACCGGACGACGGTATTGGTAGACCCCAAATTAGGCGACTACGATACAATGGCAATTTGGAGCGCTGAGACACCGGATGGGAAAAGAAAGGGAGTAAGCCGCTTTTTCAAGGAGTCCAACGGGAAGTGGCTGGAAATCGATAAATCGGAGTACATGGAGCGTTTTGAAATGGAGGGACGCAGACTTGGAAAAGATTAAGGGAGCAAAATACGACGACAACAAACCTCGACCGTCCACCGTCCCCGTAGAAGCCATACTTGCGGTCCTAGAAACGCGCATGTACGGTTTTAACAAATACGGAGAGGCTGAGGACTGGCGGCGTATCGCGCCGGAGAGATGGCACGAGGCGCTTTTACGTCATGTCCTCGCGATCTGGGAAGACCCGACGCACATTGACGAGGAATCCGGGCTGCCGTCGCTGTGGCACGTGATGACAAACGGGGCGTTTTTGTGTGCGTGTATGAAAGACATTTTGGAGGAAAAGCGGAAATGAAGGTTGTTTTGGAACCGTGGGCGATCATGCCCACAAGGGCGCATGAATACGACGCGGGGCTTGATCTGCATTCTGCGGACTACGATGTTTGGGTTTCCCCCGGAGAAAGCAGGCTGTTTGATACCGGCGTACATGTCCAGCTGCCCAAAAACACCGTTGGATTTCTCAAGAGCAAAAGCGGTCTGAACGTCAAGCACGGAATCACAAGCGAAGGGGTCATAGACGTCGGCTACACCGGAAGCATCATGGTCAAGCTATACAACCACGGAAGCAAGCCTTACAAGGTCTGCAAGGGCGATAAGATCTCGCAGCTTGTTATACTGCCCTGCATCCTGCCGAAGCTGGAAGTGGTCAGCTCGCTCGAGGAGACGGACCGCGGGGACAATGGGTTCGGGAGCTCGGGGAGATAGGAGGTTGATGTGGTGAGCAAACCGCGCTATGGGTGGTGGGGCTACGCAAAATGGATGGTACGAAGCTACAAGGGCGGTACGCTTATGACGCGCGAGGAAATCGACGCGGTAGATGCTGCCGTCGAGGAAACAAAGAAGCTTTCCGATGGTGCGGAACGGTTGAAGCTTATTGATTTGGTCCTTTGGAAGCGCACACACACCCTACAGGGCGCTGCTATGGTGGTATATGTTTCGGAGCGTACCGCTCAGGAATGGCATAGGCAGTTTATCTACTTGGTGGCAGAAAAACGTGGTTTATATTCAAAAGTTTGCGTAAGAGAGCCTTAAACATAGTGTATCGTTGAGAGCGTAGAGGTGTATCCTCTGCGTTCTCATCCTTTTCAACGGCTACGCAGCGTACTGCGGAACCTCCTTTTTCTTAGCTCCACCGGAAACCGCAATCCGGTGGAGCGTGAAAAGGATAACTATTTCGAGGTGGTGATTATGGCTGCGAGGTTGACAGATCGGCAAAAAAAGAAAATAGTTGCCGACTATGCCCAGCTCGGAAGCTGTAACGCTGTGGCAAAGCTTAACGGCTGCTCCCCGAACACCGTAAAGAAGATTGTGCACAATAATGCAGATATTGCAGAGATGTGCAGACGAAAAAAAGAAGAAAACACAGCAGATATTCTCGCGTACATGGACTCCCGAAAAGAGCTTGTATGTTCTTTCATTGGGAAAGGGCTTGAGATGCTAAATGACCCTGATAAACTCGCGGCTGCAAACCTCAGCCAGATTACAACGGCGATGGGGACGCTGATCGACAAATGGGCGATGATTGGGGGAAATCCATCAGATACGATTAAGGAAGACGCTCTGAGTCAGAGCTTGCGTGAAATGGCAGAAGGGTTGGGGAGCGATGATTAGCCCAAAACAGCAGAAAATCCTTGCATTCCCCTATTCCAAGTATGACGCGCTGATCTGCGACGGCGCTGTGCGTTCCGGTAAGACCTCCATCATGATGTGGGCATTTGTACGCTGGGCGATGGAGAATTTCAGCGGGCAGCGCTTTGGTGTGTGTGGCCGCACGGTTGATAGCTGCACAAAGAACATCATTGTACCGTTTACGGCGATGAGCCTTGCGAAGGAGCGCTATATCGTCCGATGGCGGCGCGGCGATAAGGTCATGGAAGTGCGACGCGGTGCTGTGACGAACTATTTTGAAGTTTTCGGCGGCAAGGATGAGGCAAGCTATACGCTGATTCAAGGCAGAACGTTAGCTGGCGTGCTGCTGGACGAAGTTGTACTTATGCCCCGCTCTTTTGTGGAGCAGGCACTTGCGCGTTGCTCTGTGGACGGTGCAAAGCTGTGGTTCTCTTGCAACCCCGGAAGCCCTCACCACTGGTTCTATCAGGAATGGATAAAGCGGCATAGAGAACGGAACACGCTTTACCTACATTTCGAAATGCGGGATAACCCCGGCTTGAGCGAAAGGACGCTTGAGCGCTATGAGAACATGTACGCCGGGATATTCTACGACCGCTATGTGCGTGGGCTGTGGGTAGCTGCGGAGGGAATTGTTTACAAGGACTTTGCCAACGACACGGAAAAGTATCTGATTGACGACCCTATCAAATGGGTGGAAGAAAACGATACAAAGTTTTCCGTTATTTCCATCGGCGTTGACTTCGGCGGCACGAAGTCTGCAACGAAGTTTCAAGCGACTGGAATCACAAAAGACTATCGCGTGGTCGCACTGGAAGAGGAATACATCAAGAACGAAGAGATCGACCCTGACGCGCTGAACAGGCGGTTTGCTACGTTTTGCAAGCTGATAACATCGAAATACGGATACAGCCAGACGCGGGCAGACAGCGCGGAAACGGTTTTGATTCGTGGGCTAGATCATACGGCACAGAAGCAGAATCTTGGGACACAGGTCAAGAACGCGCTGAAAATGCAGATCACAGACAGAATCAGACTGGTTGTGCTGCTGATGAAGCAAGGCAGGCTCAAGGTTTCGCGGAACTGCCCGCATTTGATCGATGCGTTCCAATCAGCAATTTATGACCCGGATAAGTTCGAGGACGAGCGACTTGACGATGGGACATCCGATATTGACAGCCTCGATGCGTTTGAGTACAGCATAGAGCCATATTACAAAGACCTGGAACGCGCCGGGCATACGATAGGACGGTGAAAGAGTGAACATACGCAGAGCATTAAAGGAGATGGGATTCGATACCGTTGATCTCGATTTCTACAAGCTGATCGGAGTGTGGGGAGACTGGTACAAAGGGAATGTCGAGGACTTCCACAGTTACACGGTATGGAATGGCATTGAAGAATTGGAATGCCACAGATATTCCGTAAGCATGGCGAAAAAGGTATGCGAGGACTGGGCAAACCTTCTGATGAACGAGCGGGTAAACATCACGCTCGAGGGGAAGAAGGAGCAGGAGTTCGTAGACACGATTCTCTCGGAAAACAACTGGGAGATCAAGGCGAACGAATCGCAGGAGCGAAAGGCAGCGCTTGGAACGATAGCGTATGTTCCGGTCATTGAGGGAATGTTCATCAATCCGGACACTTCCGAAATTGCTGATTCTGGGCGCATTCGTATCAACTATGTCAGCGCGACGAACATTTATCCCCTGACATGGGACAATGGAATCATCAGAGAGTGTGCGTTCGCCTCTACAAAAAAGGTGGACGATACAGAGTACACATACATTCAAGTTCACAGGCTGAACGGCGGCGAGTACGACATCGAGAACCATTTGTATGATTCCGAAGAAGTCCCTCTGACCAGTGTAAAGGGCTTTGAAACAATCCCTCCTGTTGTACATACAGGGAGCGACAAGCCTCAGTTTGTCATTGACAGACTGAATATCGCGAACACCGATGAAAATAATCCGCTTGGTGTGGCTGTGTTTGCATATGCCATTGACCAGCTCAAGAGCGTTGATATTACGTATGACAGCTATGTGAATGAGTTTGTTCTTGGCAAAAAGCGCATTGTAGTGCAGCCGGAAGCAACTCGGGACGTGAACGGAAGACCGGTCTTTGATAAACGTGAGACTGTGTATTACGTTTTGCCGGAAGACAGGGCGAACAACGGGAACATCTTGCAGTCTGTTGACATGACGCTTCGTACCGAGGAGTTCAACACCGGTATGCAGGATATGCTGAATATTCTTTCCAGCAAGTGCGGCTTCGGTGAGAATCATTACAAATTCGATCAGGGAAGTATTGCTACAGCGACGCAGGTTATCAGCGAGAACAGCACCATGTTCCGAACGATCAAGAAGCATGAGATTTTGCTTGAACAGGCAATCACAGATCTTTGCAGGACGCTGCTCCGCATGGGGAACAGGTACATGGAAGCTGGCCTGAATGAGGAAGTACAGATTTCTATTGACTTTGACGATTCTATCATCGAGGACAAGCAGACGGACTTCCTGCGAGATATGCAACTGCTGGACGCTGGGATTATGAACGACTGGGAGTTCCGTATGCGCTGGATGAACGAGGACGAGGCAACCGCAAAGGCTGCAATCCCAAAGGCGCAGGACATGGTAACTGAACAGCAACAGGAGGTAGAGTAATGGGTGGTAGAGGTGGAGCCGGTGGCGGCATTGGAGCCGGAGAATTTGGGCGTGGGCGCGGTATGAGCCTTGCGAGGTTTTTGTCACAACAGGATATTAACCGAGCAAACGCTGCGTCTGTCACTGATATGGGCGATATTATCAGGCGCACATTTGAGCGCAACGCTGCTGAAATCAATGGGCTTGAGCTGTCGGACGCTGAAAAGAAAGACGCCGTAAAGCAGATGGCAACTCTCGCAACAACGGCACTAAAAACGGCGGCAGGAGCAGTCAATCCTTATGCAAGCGGGCCTGCGCGGCTGACAACGGCGCAGAAAACAGGAAGCGCCGCAGACAGAGCTGCAAGAGCGCGCGGTGAAATGGATAGCTACATGCGGAAATTGCGTGACCAGTCCAGTAAAAACCGCAAAGCAGCAGAAAACAAGGCGTTTTCCAATGCCTTTGTAACAGCGCAAAAGTCCGGCGCGTTGGAAGTTACGGTAAACGGCAAGAAATACCGCAGAACTAACAAGCGCAGCGGTACATGGCGTCCGGTATGATTAACTTTGAAAATCTCGACAAGTTCACATTCCCCGGCGTTGGAAAGTACGACATTCCGCAGATCGAGCCGGTCAAGGCATATCCGCAGGGAGAATTTATCCCTGTAAATTACCATTACACGGCGAAGGACACACAAAGCAAGATCGTGCATTTTTTTTGTGGACGATTATCAATTCATCCGGTATTGGAACACGCCTGACAAGTACATTCCGCAACTGTCGCAGTTTGCGGCGGTGTGCGCACCGGACTTTTCTACCTACACAGATATGCCGATGGCGATGCAGATATACAACCATTACCGCAAGCATTGGTTGGCTGAATACTGGCAGCTCCACGGCATGACGGTTTATCCAACGATCTCATGGAGCGACGAGCAGAGCTATGATTGGTGCTTTGATGGAGAGCCTGTCGGCGGAATTGTTGCGGTTAGTTCGGTAGGCACACAGCAGAACAAGGAAAGCAAGCGGCTGTTTTTGCGCGGCTACGAAGAAATGATGAAACGGCTGTCGCCGGAATGGGTGATATTCTACGGAAAAGTGCCGGAGGAATGCGACTGGAATGTAATTCGAGTAAAGCCGCACTATGACGATATTGTGAAACGGAGGAAAGCGAATGAAATATCCGTTTCAGCCGGAAGTCCTTGACGCGCTGCCGGAAGAACTGGCAGAACTGTTCCGAGGATTGGAAGATACGCTTCTCGATGAAATATGCAGTAGGCTTGCGCTGAAAGACCAGCTGAACGAAGTGACTGTTCAGGCAATCAGAGCGCTTCGTTCGCATGGTATCGGCACGAAGGAGATTGAAAAAGCAATCCGCAAGACCTCTGGAATTAGCGAGAAGAAGCTCAAGGAGCTTTTCGGTGACGTTGTTGCCAGAAACCAGAAGTATTTCACATCGGTTATCGACATGGCAGGGCTGACACAGCCTGATATTCTGGTGAACGCTGCGACAATCGAAGCAATCAGAGCGCAGACGCTTGACGAATTTCATAACATCACACAGTCTATGGGGTTTCTGGTGGACAAAGGCAGAACGATGCTTCCACCCGCGCGTGCATATCAGTGGGCGTTAGATTCTGCTGTCATGCAGATTCAGAGTGGGGCAATCAGCTACAATCAGGCGATCAAGTCTGCTGTTCAGCAGCTTGCAGGCGGTCTGAAAGTTGTGAATTACGAAAGCGGACACGTTGACCACATCGACGTTGCTGTTCGGAGAGCCGTCATGACCGGCGTGAATCAGATCTGCGACCAGTACACGAACCAAAGCGCAGAGTACCTTGATACGAGATACTTTGAAGTGTCTGCGCACTCTGGGGCGCGTGACAAGCCGGGCGCTTCGCCGTGGTCTTCACACAAAGAGTGGCAAGGCAAAGTTTATTACCAGAGCGAAAACGGCGAACCTGACCCGCTGGGGCTTTACGATGACCTTGTGGAGACTACCGGCTATGGATATGTTGATGGCCTGACCGGCGCGAACTGCCGCCATCACAAATATCCATTTATTCCCGGCGTTTCGGAGCGAACTTACACAGACGAACAGCTCAAGCATATCGACGATGGTCTTGGCTGCACGTTTGATGGAAAAACTTACACAGCCTATGAAGCGACGCAGATGCAGCGCCGCATAGAGCGTCAAATCCGCGCGCAGAAAAAGCTTAGAAACGCATACAAAGAAGCTGGGCTTTCCGAGGACGCGACCGCCGCGAACATAAAGCTTCGGCGGCTGAACGCAGAATATAGCAGGTTCAGCAAGGCGGCAGGATTGCCGGAGCAACCAGAAAGGACAAAAGTTTTCTACAAATAATTTACAGGTAAAACCCGCGAAGCACTGCGGTTTTTATACAATCTATCGCCGCGACGAACTGCGGACAAAGGAAAGGAAGATAGAAATGGCACTGACCAGAAAATTAATGAAAGGCATGGGACTCACCGACGAACAGGTGGACACCATCATTGAAGCACATACCGATACCGTAGACGGCTTGAAGGCTGATGTCAGCAAGTACAAGGCTGATGCGGAGAAACTGCCCGGCGTTCAAAAGCAGTTGGAAGACCTCAAGGCGGCGGGCGATGGCGGATATAAGGAGAAGTACGAAAAAGAACACTCGGACTTCGAAGCATATAAATCCGGCATCACAGCAAAGGAAAGCAAGGCGGCAAAGGAAAAGGCTGTTCGGGCTTACTTTGAAAGCAAAAATATCACAGGCGCAAATCTCGATCTTGCCATGCGCGGCTGCGGCGAGGAAATGACCGCATTGGAGATGGACGGTGAGAAAATCAAGGACACAAAGAGCCTCGATGCACTTATCGAAGGAACTTATAAAGGACTTGTATCCAAGCCTTCTGTCCGTGTGGACATGGGCGCACGTCTCAACGACGGCGGCAAGGCGATGACGAAAGACGATATCATGCAAATCACTGACAGAGCGGAGCGGCGCGCTGCAATCGCCGCAAATATGGATTTGTTTAGAAAGGAAGATTAATTATGGCTGTTGATCCTAAGCTGATTAAAAAAGCTGATCTTGCGCGAGTTCGCGAGATCGAATTTACCGAAATGTTCGGCTATTCCATCAAGAAGCTGATGGAGGCTCTTGGCGTTACCCGCAAAATCGCAAAGCAGGCTGGCACCGTGCTCAAGAGCTACAAGGCTACCGGCACGCTGGAAGATGGTGCCGTGGCGGAAGGTGAAACCATTCCCCTGAGCAAGTACAAAACGGAAGCCGTGAACTATCAGGAGATCACGCTCAAGAAGTGGAGAAAGGCAACGTCTGCTGAGGCTATCACCGACCGTGGCTACGATCAGGCGGTGGAAATGACCACAGACGAGATGCTCAAGGACGTGCAGAAGGGCATCCGGAAGGACTTCTTTGCGTTCCTCGCCACCGGCACAGGAACGGCGACGGGCACGACATTCCAGGCTACCCTTGCGCAGGCGTGGGGGCAGTTGCAGGTTCTGTTCGAGGACGACGAGATCGGTGCGGTTTATTTCATGAACCCTCTGGATGTGGCAGACTACCTCGCAACGGCGAACATTACCTTGCAGACCGCTTTCGGAATGACCTACGTGGAGAACTTCCTCGGCCTTGGCACTGTAATCTTCAATTCCAGTGTTCCGAAGGGTAAGATCTACGCTACGGCGAAGGACAACATTGTTCTGTATTACATCCCCGTGAACGGCGCAGATCTTGGCGAAGTGTTTGACTTCACCACCGACGCAACCGGCTATATCGGCATCCATGAGGAGCCGGACTACACCAACATGACCGCCTCCGATACCGTTATCAACGGTATGGCGCTGTTCGCAGAGCGCATGGACGGCATCGTAGTCGGCACGATCTCGGCGGGGGGTTAAATGAACTGTTGAGAGCGCCTGCCTCTGAACCGCCCACGTTTTCCGGCATGACGAAAGCACAGCTTCTCGATTATGCTGAGGAAAACGGGGTGGAAGGGGTCAACAGTTCCATGAAAAAGGCTGAAATTCTGGCTGTTCTGGAAGGGGTGGAGTGATGATCTACGCTGATTATGAATACTACTGCGATACTTACATGGGAACTGTAGACGCGGATAGTTTTTGCAGATTGGCGACACGCGCCAGTTCCTTCCTTGACTACTACACGCAAAACCGAGCAAAGGATTTTGCAGAGCTGGATGCTGTAAAAATGTGCTGCTGTGCCTTAGCCGACCAGTATATGCTGATCGACACGGCACAGGAGCTTGCCAGAAAAAATGTGTCCGCCGGGCTTGCATCTGACGAAGGAGAATTGCAGAGCGAGACTGTAGGCGGCTATTCCCGGACGCTTCGCAGCGGCGGTGATTCTTCCGTGTCTGCATTGAAAGCGGCTTCGGAGGCGAAGAAGGCTCTTGCAAGCGTAGCGCGTGAATATCTAGCCCATACCGGGCTTCTTTACAGAGGCAGGTGTTTTGCATGTACGCCCCCCACACCGTAACAATCTACAACGTCACGCAGGAGCAAGACCAGGATTTCAATGACACGCAGAAACGCTATATCACAGTGATTCGTGGCGTAATGCTCCAAGCGTCGAAAGCTGCCAACGTCCGCGCGAGCGGGCTTGAAGGAGCGGACGCGGTGAATCTGTACATTCCGTTTTCCTCGCCAGCCGTAGACGGCGTGACAGGAGCGGAGAAGCGCTATGTCGGACCGCAAGAGTTCTGGCGAGCAACTGATAAAAGCAAAATCTGGACGCTATCCACGGACGGTAACGGCGGCACTACCTTCTTTGTGAAAGGTGAAGTAGTCGAGCCGGACAAGACGGAAGAACAGATTGAGATGTTTTACGACGATGTGTACAAAGTGACAAAGGTGGACATGAAGGACTTCGGCAGTCCTTCTATGCAGCACTGGCAGGTCGGAGGCACGTAATGCTGAAATTCAGTGTGAAAACCGATGGCTTTGACGAGCTTCAGGAGGCTATAGCACGGGCTTGCACAAAAGCCGAACACATTGTTGCTGTACAGGTAAAAAAGGACACAAGCCCGTATGTGCCGTTCCTGACGGGCTCTCTCGACCAGAGAACACTTGTGGACGGTAATGCGATCATCTATCCGGGGCCATATGCACGGTTTCTGTATTACGGGAAAGTTATGGTTGACCCGGAGACTGGAAGCACATACGCGCCAAAGGGCGGGACGAAGGTTCTGACAGACAAAAACCTTGTGTTCACGACATCCGGACACGCGCAGGCACAATCACACTGGTTCGAGGCTTCAAAGGCTGAGAACCTTGACAAATGGATTCGAGTTGCAGATAAGGCGGTGAAAAATGGGCTCTGAAAAAGAAAAAAAGCTTGTTTCTTCCGAGGAAGAACAGGACATATCCAGAAAAATGATGGTCTGGGTAAACTCGTTTTCGGATGACGATCTCCCGGCTGCAACCATCAATTATGAGTTCCTCGCCGCTGATTCTGCAAGCGTGGCTCTGTCCGTGATTCCAGGCACATACATCACACAGAAATACATCTTGGGCGGGCATGAAGCAGAATACCAGTTCAAAATTATCGCCCGTATCTTCCCAGGCAGCAGCAACGACAAGCGCCTGAAAGCGGACGCAGTGCTGAATCGATTCGGAGACTGGGCGATGCAGAATTATCCGTCTTTGGGCGATGGAATCCGCGTCCGGCGCATGGATGTATCCAGCCGCGCGGCGTTACTTTACCCATACAAGGACGGTTCGGAAGACCATCAAATCTTAATGAAGATGAAATATGAGGTGATTTAACTATGGCAGAAAATATGACCTTTAACACCGTTGCTGGGCAGCCTGTAGACAGAGAACTTTTGATTCTTTGTGTGAATACGGGTACTGATCCCGCCGCCGTATGGTCGCCGCTTGGGACGCGCGTAACGGATTCCAGCATGGAATACGACTGGCAGAAGGATTCCAAAAAGGACATCATCGGCACGACCAGAACCACGATGAAAAAGCCCATCATTACGCAGGACTTTGAACCGTGCGAACTCGATGCCGGAGATGTTGCGCTTACGCATATCTGGAACCTCGCCGTTAAGGAACAGAACGCGGCGGCTCTGGCGAATCAGGACATTCTTATCGTGCATCATTACGCAGGCACGAAGAAAACGGCTGTTTTTGCAGAGAGATACAAGGGCGCTGCAATCGAGGCGACAGGTCTTGGCGGCGAAGGCGGCGGCTTCGTAGGTATGCCGCTTACGGTAACGCCGGGCGGCGAGAGAATCACCGGCACTGCGGCGGTTGGTTCCAACGGAGAAATTACGTTTACGCCGGACGCGGCATAAGGAGGGACGATAGATGGCGGACATCAAGATTGCAACTGGCGTTGAAAAAATCAACATCAACGACAAAGTAACGCTCGAGTTCAACCCGACAGACGCAGAAATTGTAGAGAAAATTTTTGACGTGTTCAACGGCTTGGAAGATCGTCAGCGGAAATATCAGGCAGAAGTGGAAAAGAACGCGAACAAAAAAGAAATCTTTGAGATTGCGCGTCGAGAAAGCAACGAAATGCGCGATACGATCGACAGCCTTTTCGGGGTTCCGCTTTGCACGCCTCTTTTCGGCTCTATGAACGTCCTCGCACTGGCTGACGGTTTGCCTGTATGGAGCAATCTGATGCTCGGCATCATCGACCAGATCGACACTACCTTTGCGAGAGAACAGAAGGCTACGAACCCGAGAATCAAGAAATATATGGAAAGATGGAAAAAGTAATCTGGTCTTTACCGACATCGGTCAATGTAAACGGAACAGAATACGAAATCCGGTCTGACTATCGGGCGGTGTTGGATATCCTCACCGCCCTTGTTGATAGAGAGCTTGACGAGCAGGACAAGGCGGAGGCATCGTTGAGAATCTTCTATCCCGACTTTGAGGAAATGCCATCCAGCGACTATCAGGAAGCTCTGAACCAGTGTTTCCGGTTTATAGACCGTGGGGAAGAACGCAAAGAAAAGAAGCGGGAACCCGTGCTGATGTCATGGGAGCAGGACTTCAACATGATTATTGCCCCCGTGAACAGAATCGCCGGTTGCGAGGTTCGGTCGCTTGAGTATCTGCACTGGTGGTCGTTCCTGTCTTACTATCAGGAGATTGGAGACTGCCTGTTTGCTCAAGTGGTTCGTATTCGGGACAAAAAGGCACACGGGAAGCCTCTGGACAAGCAGGAGCGGGAGTTCTACCGAAAGAACAGGGATATAATCGATTTGAAAGTTACATACACAGAGGCAGAGAAAGACGTTCTCGCCGCATGGGGCATTTCAAAATAAGGTGGTGAGAAAATGGCAGATGGAAGAATCGTTGTTCAAGCGGAGGTCGACGCAAAAAACGCGCAGAAGGAGCTTGATAAACTGACGGCGAAAATCGACAAGATGGAAGCCGAACTGAAAAAAAGCACCGGAGAGCAAAGTGGCCTGAAATCTCAGCTTGACGCAGCAAAAGAATCTGCAAAACAGGCAGAAAATGCGCTGAAATCGTTGCGGTCGGAATCCGAGCGGCTTCGGCAGATCACGTCCGGTGAGGTGGCTGCGTCTCCGGAGGCTTATATCACAGCATACGGACGGCAGACGGAAGTTGCGGCGCAAATCAAAGAGCAGGAAGCAATCTTAAAAGAGCAGGACAAGATCGTTGAGAGTTTGGACGGGAAATATGCAAAAATCACGGACAAAGTGATCGCGCAGACTTCTGCTTTGGACGCTGCGAAGCAAAAAGCCGGAGAACTCACGGAGCAAATCACAAACGCAAGCGGCGCAACAGAGCGAATGGAGACCGCCGCGAAGAAGGTTTCCGACAGCATGAACACGTTCAGCAAGCGTGTTTCCGGGCTTTTTAAGCGCGTTCTGGTATTCTCCTTGATTACTCGAGCGCTGCAAAGTCTTAGAACATGGCTTGGAAAAACCATTATGAAGAACGACGAAGCACGCGCAGCTGTGGCGCGGCTCAAGGCGGCGCTTCTGACACTCGCGCAGCCGATTCTTCAAGTCGTGATTCCTGTTTTTGTGAAGCTTGTGAACATTCTGACACAGGTTGTTACAGCAATCGCAAAGTTCTTCGGTATGCTGTCCGGGAAAAGCTGGTCTTCGCAGAAATCAGCCGCGCAAGGGCTGAACGACGAGCAAAAGGCGCTGGAAGGTGTCGGCTCTGCAGCGGAGGACGCAAGCAAGAGCATGGCAAGCTTTGACGAGATCAACCAGCTAACCGACAATTCCGCTTCTGCGGCAGGTGGTGGCGCTGGCGGAGCGGCATCAACGGAGATCGCGCCGGACTTCTCGAATCTCGACATGGCAGAGGACAAACTCCACGATATTCTCGGCTTGGTAGGAGCGATTGCAGCCGGGCTTCTTGCGTGGAAAATCGCGAGTTTATTCACGAACGACCTGAGCAAAATTTGGGGCATCGCCCTTGCTGTTGCCGGTGCGTTTGCGCTTGTGTACTTCTGGCTGGATGCTTGGAATAACGGAATCGATTTGCAAAACTTCCTCGGGATGCTGGCAGGTCTTGCCGCGCTTGCAGTTGGACTTGCAATCGCTTTCGGGCCAATCGCGGCAGGAATTGCATTAGTTGTAGGCGGGCTTGCCATGCTGGTTGTCGGTATCAAAGACGTTATCGAAAATGGATTTAATTTGGTGAATACGCTTACGATCATCGCAGGGCTGCTTGCCGCTGGTATCGGCATTTCACTTCTGACGGGCAGCTGGATTCCACTTCTGATTGCAGGTTTCCTCGCCGCGCTGGTTGCGCTTGTGTCCTTCACCGGACATGGGGAAGAACTGATTCAAGGCTTAAAGAATATTATAGACGGTTTCGGGAAGTTCTTCAAGGGTGTATTCACCGGAGACATGAAGCTTGCCGTAGAAGGCATTAAGCAGATCTGGGAAGGAATGAAGCAGACGTGGAACGCGATTGTAAACTCCATCAAGGATGCGTGGAACATGTTTATCACATGGCTGCAATCCAAGAGCCCACTGCTTGCATCAATATTTCAAACATATGGGAAATTTGTCTCAGATGTATGCAAAAACATCAAGGACATCTTGAAGGGTGTCATTGACTTCATTGTTGGTGTATTTACCGGAGACTGGACGAAAGCATGGCAGGGTGTCACCGAGATCTTCAAGGGGATCTGGAACAACATTGTTGCCATCATTGAGGCGGCAATTAACTTCATTATCAACGGTATCAACCTTCTGATTTCCGCTTTGAATACCATCCACTTTGAGATTCCAGACTGGGTTCCCATCATCGGCGGCAAGTCCTTCGGCATCAGTATTCCGCTCGTCAGTCAGGTTGCGCTTCCGAGACTGGCAGAAGGTGCGGTCATTCCACCGAACCGGGAGTTTATGGCGGTGCTTGGCGACCAGAAGAGCGGAACGAACATCGAAACGCCGCTTGAGACAATGGTGCAGGCATTCAAACAGGCGATGAACGAATCCGGCGGACGGCCGCAGACGATCATCTTGCAGCTCAACGGCAGGGAGTTTGCACGGGCTGTCTATAAGGCGAATAACGAAGAGACGCAGCGTGTAGGCGTAAGGCTGGCGGGGGTGAAAGCATGACGAGTGTTTTGACCCTCGACGGCACGGCGTATCCGAATCTGCATGTAACCAGTCTGAAACGCTCTTTCGCGGTTCTGGACGGCGATAATGCGGGGCGCGTGATGACCGGCGCGATGGTGCGCGACATCATCGGCACGTTTTACAACTACAGCGTGGAGCTTGACCCGGTTGGAACTGACCCGGCGGAATACGACAGGTTCTACGAAGCAATTTCTGCTCCGGTCGACAGCCATTCCCTCACCGTTCCGTATGCACAAGGTACATTGACCTTTGATGCGTATGTTGCAAACGGAGACGATGAACTTTTGACAGCTTACGGGCAGAAGAACGAATGGGGAAACCTTACATTTAATTTTGTTGCGATGAAGCCGAAGAGGACGCCGCTATGAGTGTAAAAGTTGTGTATGAAGACGTTGCGGTCGGTTCTGCGGCGGCTGCGAGTGTGACAGCAAGCGAGGCTATGGGTATTTCAAAAACCTCGCTTCTGCCCTTCGGGGCATTCGAGGGACCAATTGCAACGACGGAGCAGAATCAATGGGTGCTGAACGGCACACGAAAAGTAAAGCCTGCTTCTGAGCCGGTTGGCTTCTGGTCTACGCCGAGAAGCAAGGCGGATTGCACGTTCGATACGCCGCCTACTATTGAGATTTCGCTTGACGGGCAGTTTACGTCTCTCGGAATCTACTTCAAATTTGACGGGGAAACCGGGGACTATTGCAGCGACCTGAATATCACGTGGTACAACGGAACAACGCAGCTGGCCACACAGCAGTTCTTCCCGAACAGCGGAAATTACTTCTGCGAGAAAACTGTGGAACTGTATAACAAAATCAAGATTCAGTTCAACAAAACGAATCTGCCAAACCGACCAATCAAGATATCCCTTATCCTTTTCGGCATTGTTCGAGAGTTCGAGCGGCAGGAGCTTCGGAGCGTTGAGGCGACCGAGGAATTGAACATCATATCCGACGAGCTGGCGATTAACACGCTGGACTTCACGTTGGACAGCATGGAAGATATTGATTTTATTTTCCAAGAGAAGCAGCCCGTTTATGCGTACAACGGAAAGACGAAAATCGGCACGTTTTACATCGACGAATCTACCCGCGTAAGCAAAAATGTATACAACGTTTCCTGCATCGACGCTTTGGGGATTCTGGACGAAGACCCATTCCCAGCTGTTGTTTATTCCAACGCCAACGCGAAAACGGTTTTAGAAAGCATCCTCGGCGGGTATTTCGTCTTGGAGCTTTCGGAGGAACTACAGACAGAGAAGCTGACAGGATACATTCCTGATTGCACGCGAAGGGAAGCTTTGCAGCAGGTGGCGTTTGCGCTTCGGGCTGTTGTGGACACCAGCGGAACAGGAAACGTGAAGGTATGGAGGCTGTCTGAGGAAACACCGACGGAGATTCCTATGAACCGTCTCTACGTCGGCGGAGAGGTCAGCCAGTCCGCCATCGTGACCGAGGTAAGAGTTACCGCGCACACGTACAGCACGTCCGGAAGCGGAAGCGATACGGTTGAAGTTGGCGGGAAAAAGTATTTCCATACGACGGCGGTCACGGTAAAACAGAACCCGAACATTACGGCATCCACAAAGCCAAATGTCATCGAGGTCAAGGACGCGACGCTTGTCAACTCGACGAATGTTGCAGCGGTAACGCAGCACGTCTTTGACTATTATATGCGGCGGCAGACGCACAGCGTTCAGATCGTCATGGACAAGGAGCTTCCCGGTGACTATGTAGACACCACAACTCCGTGGGATGATCACATTACCGGGACGATAACGAGCATGACCATCAAACTGAGCGGCATCGCGGCGGCTGAGTGCGACATCGTCGGAACGGGGGCTTCTGCATGAGAATTATGAAAACCTTAATCACCGACCGGACGCAGGCTGACGCTTCCTATGCTGAGAAGCTTTACAAGAAGCTGTGGAGCGACTTCACGGAGCAGGAAAAGGCAGACTTTGAAGCTGGCTTGAAAGGCTCTTACAAAGCGTCTGACCTGAACCGCGTCGGCACGGCACTTATCACCATCCGCGACAGGCTGAGAACGCACAGTATCGATGTTCCGGCAGAAGTGCGGGAAGATTATGGTTCTGACGAAGTGCTCGACAAAGACGTTATGGACGCTTATATCGAATCCGCGAACGCCGTATACGACGCAGTTGTCAATCCTGCCCCGCGCCCTCCGGCAAAAATCAACGACCTAGACTGGGAAGGCGCGAACAACATCGAAAAGACGATCATCGCCGTAGATGACGTGTTGGAGAGTCGGGAGGTCGGCTGGGTTTACGCGGACGAGGAACTATACGCAGAAGACATGGGGGGATAACATGAAAGACCGAACAAGTAAGCACCCGGGGCGGGTAAAGCTCAAGCCCGTTGCCGGACAGACAGATACTTACGACATGACGCGTGCAGACGACCCGGACGATACCGGCACGCCATTTAATACGCGCACAATGCTCCAAGATTCCACGGGGCGCTTTCTCAGATTGCCGTATGCGAACCCGCTTGTCGACGACGCATTCCGGCACATGGTCGACCGCATCGTACCCATCGGCACCATCCGGACGAGCCCTGCGCAGAGTCTGGGAGATGCGTGGTTGAAGTGCGACGGGTCGCAGGTGACATTTACGGAGTATCCGCAGCTGTGCCAGCTGCTGCGCAATACTGTTGGGGATGTCTCTTGGCAGTCAAGCGCAGTCGGAACGAGCCCAAGTTTTACGGGAATGTCACGTTCGGTGTACTTTAAAGGAAAGTGGTATGTTGCTGGCACGTATACGGCGGTTATATCAAGGGTGCTTAAAAAAGAACTTATCATTGGCGCGTCCGACGTAATAACAGGCCCTTACGAGACGGTTTACACGAAAACATACAGTAAAGAGGTTACAGGCAACGATAAAGCGGCATCCGCTATCGACGTGCAATTAGCGGCAAACGGGGACAGGATTTGCGCGCTGTATTATTGGACGACTGAATATACTATATCAAGTACAGAAGACGGGACAACGTGGGCTGATAATGCCGTGAATTTCCAACTTCCCACCGGTAAAGAAAACGGAGCAGTATCAATGAAGGGTTTTGCGACGGATGGGACGTATTGGGTATTTGCATCCGGCCGACAGATTATCTACACGACAGACCCGACAAGCGATAAAGCGTGGAATGTGAATGAATTGCTCCTTTATCCGTACTTTTTTACAGGTAGATTGAGCTTTTCGAATGGAACATGGCTAATTTGTTCCCACAATGCGTATCGCGGCTCGAACCCAATTAATGAAAGTGTGAAAATACACTATACGAAGACACCCGGAGGAAACTGGACAAGTGTTAACGTTGGCGCTGGAAGTAAACTATACCAATATGCAAGCGCTATAACATGGTTTTCGGATAGATATTGGTTCGTATATCGCGAAAGAACACAGACCATTGCAAAAAGCAAAACATATCTGGCGTCTGCATATGAGTCCAACATGAATGAGTGGAGTACGCAGGAAATTGGTGACATTGACATTGAATATGTTGACGGAGCTATCAGCGGTTATACAATGCCGTATGATTTTGCTGCAACGTCAAATTTACTGGTCCTTATATGCAATCAAAACGAAATAAAGACAACGAGTGACCCGGAACTCGGATGGAATGATGTCACGCTTCCATCTGGCGCAGCGCCTACGGACTTAGCAACAGATGGGGAGACAATAGTTGCGTCCTGCTCTGGAATGATCGTATACCACGACTATTCGGAAGAAACACGATTATTGCCGGTCATCTCTCTTTCCAATGACACCACCACATTTATCAAGGCGAAGAACGAGCTGGATGTATTTGAATCACAGCAGAGCGGGGGGTGATTAAGTGTTTCAGAAAATTGCAAACGCTTTATCGGTGGAAGTAGAGGGAACTGACCTGACGAAAGCGACGAAGATTGAGTTTTACGTAAGGCAGGGATGCTCCTTCTTCCAGTACGAACCTACAGTAGTCGACGAAACGCACCTGCTTGTAAAAATCCCGTATGCAGACGCAATGCGGCTGCAAGCAAGCACCGTAAGGCTACAGCTTGCATTAACGGATGGCGACGGAAACCCGATGGCGGCTGAAATCGTGCAGACGGACGCGAAAAAGTTCTTGAAGGAGGCTGGATATGATTAAAATGACGCTTTCCCAGCCGGAAATCAAGATGAAGATCGCCCCGGCGAAGGTGGTTTACACGGGAGATAGCAAGCCGTATGAGGGCGTATACGACGTAACGCCGCAGGCAAAAAGCGCAGTCATCTTGCCGACAAAGGACCGGCTGCTCTCCCGCGACGTAAACGTCAAAAAGATTCCATATTACGAGACATCAAACCAGACCGGCGTAACGGTCTATATTGCATCGGAGGTATGACATGGGTAGGAGTAAAATTATTTATGGCGGCGAGGTCCTGCTTGACCTGACTGCCGACACCATCGAGCAGGGCAAGGTCCTGCTGGGGTTTAAGTACCACGGCCCGGACGGCGAGCTGCACACAGGCACCTGCACGTTTGACCTGGACACGTCGGGTGCAACCGTCAAAGCGTCGGAGATCCTGCTCGGCAAAACAGCGGGCGCGCGCGGCAGCCTGATCACAGGCTCTATGCCGGACAATGGCGCGGTCGCCGCGAGGATCTCCACGGTAAACGGCGAGTACATCGTGCCGCTCGGCTATCACGACGGCAGCGGCAAGTGCGTCATCGACCCGGATGAAGCGGCAAAGATCATCGCGGCCAACATCAAAAAGGGCGTGACGATCCTCGGCGTCGAGGGCACCTATGGCGGCGAGTCGGTGAGCGTCCAGACAAAGACGGTAGATCCGCTGACAACCTCGCAAAAGGTCCTGCCGGACCCCAATTATGACTACCTCTCGGAGGTCACGGTCAACGCGATCCATTACAACGAGACAGACAACGCCGCGGGAGGAAAGACCGTCACGATCGGCAAAAGCGCAGGTGAGTAACGATGGGCAGGAGTAAAATCGTCTATGCGGGCGATACGCTGCTCGACCTGACGGAGGATACCGTCACGCCGGAGACACTTCTCAAGGGCGCGACGGCGCACAACGCGGCGGGCGAGCTGATTACAGGAGTGTATGAGCCTATGAACATAAAACAGTACACCGGCACGCTTCTCGCCTCGGGCTGGGCTGCGGATTCGCACGGCTACCAGGCGCAGACGATCACGATAGATGGGCTAAAGGCATCCTACGATGTTGACCCGCAGTGGGACGTTGCACTTTCCGGGATGGACAAGGACGCAGACAGCGCACTTCTGACGGGGTTCTCCCGCGTCAGTAACTTTACGACAGGTGCGAACAGTCTGACCGCGCAGTGCATCGGCGCGCCACCGGAGATCAACATTCCAATTAAGGTGGTGGTATTTGGATGAGCGGAAGAAGCCCTAGATGGATCGAAAAGCCGGTAGGGTTTGCCGGGTGGTCGTGGGCGCAGATCATAGCGGCCTGCCAGAGTAAGCAAATCCCGCAAGAGTGGAAGGTGCATGACTGGAAGAACATGACGATTAACGGCGCAGAATACCGAATCGACATTATCGGCATGAACCATGATGATTACGCGGATGGCTCGGGCAAGGCACCGCTGACACTCCAGCTGCACGACTGTTATGCGGCGGGACGATACGGAATCACCGGCGGCTCTGCGTGGATCGATAGCATTATGCGGACGGAAACGCTTCCGGCGATCCTTGCGCTTATGCCGGCAGAGGTACAAAGCGGGATTCGAGAGGTAACCAAGCTGACGAAACACGGTTCAAGTATCGATACAACAGCAGATAAATTGTTTCTCCCGTCGGTAGTGGAGGTCGGACAACCTGGTAATTCCGGCGTAGACGCTGCCGAAGGTATGCAGTATGCGTACTATTCCCATCAGCTTTATAGCGTAAAGCAAATGGCGGGGGGAGAAGTAGCATGGTGGACACGGACACGCGCCGGCGGAAGTGATGTCTATGCGATTAGCATTTTGGGTACCCCATCCAGCAAAGGCATAACCTCCGAGGCGACTAGAACGGCGTTTTGCTTTTGCTTTTAGGAGGCCGTTATGGGAATGTTTTTGAGAAGAGGTCTTCCGACCCCGGAACACTTCACAGTGGATATATCCGGCGATCTTAGTCCCCAAAACGCATATGCGACAATTGGAGAAACGAAATATACGGCGACGGCAACGGTAGAAGTGAAGCCGGACGCGACAGTTGACGTCTATGTAGGCGGTAATGAGACCCGCTGCAAGATAACTCTCAATGGGGAACTGGTGATGGCCGGGATCGGAACGTACGCACTGAAGGTGACCGGGAACGCAGCCATTGCATTCGATAGAAAAACCAATAACAGCGGCTCATACTATATTTGCGATATCACGATGGGATAGGAGATCAGAATGTACATTACAAATCAGTCTATACAGTACCCGAATATCCGCGTGACGCGCACAGATGGGACGGTACGGTTTGAGGGTGCAAGCTTGGCTGGCGTTTCTGCTCTGTCCGGGTCTATTGCGGTCTACACGAACAATGGCTTCCAGATGCAGACATTCGACACGGCAGATTATCTCCGGCAGGAAATTACAGATGGGCTCTGGGTGCTTACCAATATTCCACTGCCGCAGCCGATGGCGCAGGAGCCGGTAGAATACGACTTGGATGCGTCTATAGCATACGCGGTGCAGTTTTTGATGAAGGATGTGAAGCTGGAAACAGCAGACGAGATCATCCGGTGTTCCGCACTGTACCCGGAATGGACGGCGGGAAAGCACACAGTGGGTGAAACGTTCCTTGTTGATGGAGAGCCGTGGACTTGTTTTCAGGCGTATGACAACGCGGTCTATCCGGATATCGCGCCGGGGAAGACTGCCTGGTACACGTTCAACAAGCCATATCACGGGACATCGCGCGAGACGGCACGGCAGTTTGTCCATCCGACGGGCGCGCACGATATTTACAAGGCGGGAGAATGGGCAGTGCAGGGCGGAAAGTTCACCAAAGCTAACCAGGACACAGCATATAGTCTCGCGGAGTATCCGCAGGCATGGGATGTAGAAGGATAACAGCCGCCCGAGGGCGAGAAAGGAGAACACATGGACACCAAGACCATCATCGTTACCCTCGTCTGCGCCGTGCTCGGCTCGTCCGCGCTGACGGCGGTCGTCAATGCCGTCGTCAGCGCGATACAGAAAAAGCGCGGGAAGACCACGACGCAGGATACGCACCTTGCAGAGATCGACAAAAAGCTCGGCAAAATGCAGGAGCATCAGGACGAGCAGTATCTTGCAATCCTGCGGTTGACGATCATGTCCGAGGAGATGCCGATGGCAGAGCGCCTGATTGCCGGGCAGAAATACGTCAAGCTGGGCGGCAACGGCGATGTAAAAAAGTTTTTGCATCAGCTGGAGGCGCAGTGCGAGCATAGCAGCGCGCAATAAAACGGGAGGCAATATGCGGGTAAAAGGCAAGTGGAGCAAAGGCGAGATGGCGCGCACCATCGTCATCTATCTGCTCAGACTCCTTACGATGGTGCTGATTTGGGCGTGCGCGCTGAAAACCATCGCTGTCCTTATCGCAGTCGGAAGCAACCCGGAGCTGGGTACGTCGGTCGACCTGTCCGACGTGCTCGGCTACGCCGGGGGCGCAGCAGTCTCAGAGCTGGGCTTGCTAGCTTTCAAGAGAGTATTCGCAAAAAAGAATGAACCGGTAGAATGAAAGGGGTACATATGGATAACATCAAGAAAAGGCTGGGTAATTTACTCAGCGTCAAGTCTCTGGTCACACTGGTCCTGACGGGCGTGTTCGCCTACATGTCCGTCGCGGGCAAAATCTCGCAGGACTTTATGACGATCTATGCCGTCATTATCGCGTTTTATTTCGGCAGTCAGTCTCAGAAGCTTCAGGACGCACTCGACGGTAGCAAAAATGCGCAGGAGGGCGAACAGAAATGATGAAAGCATCCGAGCTTGTGCGCAGGCACATTGTCGTTGCGAAGAATTACAAGACCGTCTACATGTGGGGCTGCTTCGGCGCTCCCGTGGGCGAGACGATCATTGACGAGAAATCCGCCCAGTACCCGGACTGGTACACCGGCGGCAGAGTCACGTATCTGCGCAATCTTATCGGCAAGGGCTATTTTGGCTTTGACTGCGTGAACCTCACGAAGGGCATTCTCTGGGGCTGGAACGGCAACAAAAACGCTTACTACGGCGGTGCAAGGTACGCCTCGAACAGCGTGCCGGATGTCTCCGCCGACGGCATGATCGCCAAGTGCTACGCCGTGTCCGGCATCGGCTGGGACAAGCTCATTCCCGGCGAAGGTCTCTGGATGCCCGGCCACTGGGGCATGTACATCGGTGACGGTCTGGCGGTCGAATGCACCCCGATCTGGGACAACGGCGCACAGATCACCGCCGTCCAGAACATCGGCACGAAAGCAGGCTACCACGCCCGCAATTGGCAGAAGCACGGAAAGCTCCCGTGGGTCGAGTACGACACCGTGAAGGTCGACGAGGCCGTCGAGGAGGCGAAGAAGACCATCAAGCAGAAGGCCGGTCTTACAGACAGCACGATCGATTACCTCGCCGGATACAAGTACGGTGACGATCTTCTCAAAAAGCTCGCAAAGGCGATGGAGTAAGGGGGCGGGGCTATGGCTCCACAAGCCAGATGCAAATTACCGCCGGAGCTTGGCGGACTGATGCGCCGGGATATGGAGACGGTTATTTACCAATCGAATCTCGGCCGCGAAGACGCAAAGATCGCGCAGCTCTACTTTGTGGATAAGCTCCCACAGGTTGACGTTGCGACAGAGCTGTATATTGGCCGCGCTACGGTACAGAGGCGGCTTCCCGGTATCGTGCGGGAGATGCAGCGGACATCCAACAAACTGTATAACTGAGATAAGCGCCGGTTTCTCGGCGCTTATTTTTTTATAAAAATTTTTGAAAAGCCCTTGACATATACGGTAATACCGTATATAATGAGACCATAGAGATAAACCAAATACAAATTACGGAGGGTTTAAAAATGGCTATGGTAATCAACAAAAACGGTACAGAAATCAACTTTGACGCGGCGGTTGCACTGATGGATGATGACATCCGTGAAGATCTCCACGTGGAACTTGCGCCATGCACCGATCAGGAGTTTTTTACTGCGTATGAGGCCCGTCACGAAGCCAAGTATGGCGAAGAGTGGGAGCTCAGCAAAGAGAACCCCTGCTACTGATGCCGACGGAAGCGCAGAAGCGCACCCGCGACAAGTGGGATGCAGAAAACATGTCCGTGATCTCCTGCAAACTCAAGCGGGAGATCGCGGAAAACTTTAAGACCGCAGCGAGGGCCAACGGCACGACGCCAAACGAACTGATACGCGGCTGGATTGCCACATATTTATTTGAGCAAAACTGATGCATAACTGAGGCACAGGAAAATAGTAAAAAGCCCATACTGGACACATCAAAGGAGTGTTCGGTATGGGCTTTTCTTATTTCAATCCAAACCCGGAAGGGAAACAAGTTGGAGACTGTACCGTCCGGGCAATTGCGAAGGCAACGGGAAAGAGCTGGGATGAAACATACGTCGGGCTTTGCCTACAGGGTCTGAAAATGGGGGACATGCCGTCGGCGAACAGTGTCTGGGGTGCGTACCTCCGGCAGCAGGGATTTACCCGGAACGTTGTGCCGAACACATGCCCGGACTGCTATACGGTCGAGGAATTCGCAAGAGACCATCCGCGCGGTGTGTATGTACTCGCTCTATCAAGCCACGTAGTGTGCGTAGAGGACGGAAAGTATTTCGATAGCTGGGATTCCGGGAACGAAATCCCACTGTTCTACTGGGAAAAGGAGGATAAATGATGTTCGGACAACAGCCTTATGTGTATCAGCAGCCGATTTACAATCAACCGCCCATGATGCAGGAACCAATGATGCGTCCACAGTATCAGCCTGCGCCGTCGATGCAGTATCCGACTCCACAACCTCAGCCACAGCAACCGAGCGGTGGACAGTCTATCATCTGGGTTCCGAACGAAAAGGCGGCAAACGAATTTATCGTCGCGCCGAATAACGCCGTCACGCTCTGGGACATGAATGCGCCGGTTGTGTACGTGAAGAAAGCCGACGCAAGCGGTAAACCAGCAATGACAACGTATGACCTCGTGGAGCGCTCTACAGCCCCCGTGAGCCCCACAGCGCCGCAAACAGTGCCTACAGTGGAATACGTGACCCGCAAGGACTTTGACGAACTGGCGGCAAAGGTGGCGGCTCTGAGCGTCAAGCCCGTTAGAAAGGTGAAGGAGGCAGAAAATGAATCCACTGTTTAATGCACTCGGCGGCGGGCGAATGCAGGGGCTGGCCGGACAGTTTCAAGGCATGGTGCAGCAGCTGCAGCAATTCGCACAGACGTTTCAGGGAGACCCGAAAGCGGAGGTTCAAAAACTTCTGCAGAGCGGGGCAATGAGTCAGCAGCAGCTAAACCAGCTGCAATCTATGGCGTATCAGGTTAGAAACCTGATGTAATGATTGGTTTCAATTCGTGGCCACGATTGAGATAAATTCAAATCTACGAAAGGAGAAAAAAGTATGAGTCTTTCCGATGGCGGTATCCAGCCGACCATGCCCGTTCAGCCCGCCGGAAACTATAGCGGCGGTATGGGAATGTGGGGGGATAACTGGATCTGGATTATTGTGCTCTTCCTCTTCGGCTGGGGCCGGAATGGCTGGGGCGGCAATGGTAATGGCAACGGTTCCGGCGTTGTTGACGGCTATGTCCTCGCATCCGACTTCTCGAATATCGAACGCAAGCTCGACGGCGTGAACAACGGCATCTGTGACGGCTTCTACGCCATGAACACAGGCATGCTCAATGGTTTCGCCGGCGTGACGCAGGCCGTGACAAGCGGGTTCTCGCAGGCCGAACTTTCTCGCTGCAACCAGCAGGCGGCCTTGATGCAGATGCTCTTCCAGATGCAGATGCAGTCGCAGAACTGCTGCTGCGAGACGCGCGAAGCAATCCAGGGCGTGAACTACAACATGGCGACGCAGGCCTGTGACACGCGCAACCAGGTGCAGAACAGCACTCGCGACATCATCGACGCGATGAACTGCGGCTTCCGCAGCATCGACCAGAGATTGACGGCGCAGGAACTGGCTGCAAAGGACGCGAAGATTGCCGAGCAGAACCAGCAGCTCTTTGCGGCGCAGCTGGCGGCTTCTCAGGCTGCGCAGAACGATACGCTAAAGTCCTATGTGAGCGGGCAGTTGGCGTATTATAACCCGCGTCCGGTCCCGTCGTTCGCGGTGCCGGCTCCGTACCAGTTTGCAGGCTGCAATAGCGGCTATAACTACGGCTGCGGCAACTGCACTTAACTCCATAACGTAGAGCTTTTTCGTGAGGTCACGAAAATGATCGGTTCCTTGCCGATACTCGATCAACGCGGCGGGGCAATCGTCCCGCCGCTATTTTAATTGCCTCTAATTCGAGGCAGAAAGGAATGATTTTATGGCTGAATTTACATCATCCGGAATTCAAACTGTTGCCGCTGGGCAGAACGTCCCTCTAATTTCCACGTCGGCTTGTGGCAAACCGTGTATCGTCCACCGTGACGGAAGCGGACTTGTTACGCTGCGTGGTCTGACGCAGCAGTGCAAGGCGAAGTTCCGTGTATCCTTTGGCGCGAATATCGCCATTCCTACAGGCGGAACAGTCGGAGCTATCACCGCTGCGCTCGCCATTAACGGGGAGGCTTTGAACAGCGCCACAGCGACCGTAACCCCTGCGGCTGTTGAGAACTATTTCAACATCTACGTTTCTGCATTCGTGGAAGTTCCGCGCGGCTGCTGCCTGACTGTAGCAGCAAAGAACACCAGCGCACAGGCGATCAGTTTCGCAAATAGCAATATGATCGTCGAGCGCGTATCGTGAAGGGAGGAAGGAATATGTACGATTTGAGAAACCTTCGGGAAATGCTCTGCAAAGAGCTGGACGAAATCGCCGACAAGCGCGAAATGTCCGCTGGCGATCTGGATGCCATCCAGAAGCTTACCAGTTCCATCAAGAACACTTATAAAATCGAAATGCTCGAGGATGGCGGGTATTCGCGTGACGGAGAGTGGGAGGCGGACATGCGCGGCACGTATGGGCGCGGAAGCTCCTACCGTGGCAGGCGTCGCGATTCTATGGGGCGATACAGCCGGACCGATGCTCGGGAGCATATGCGCTCGACGCTGGAAGACATGATGCGCGACGCGGACGATGATAAGACGCGCGAGGCTATCCGCCGCTGCATGGAGCAGATTGACAGAGCATAAGGAGGGACAGACATGCTGGATGAGGCCGAAATCCGAAAGGAAATAGCACGGCTGGAATATGAAGAATCCAGCTATCCCAATTATGCCAAGCTGGCGAACCTATATGTGATACGCGACAAGATGCAGGAAGAGGAACGGGGCGACGGCGGTAGGTATGTGGGTTACTACTCCGGCGCTCCCGCTCCTGTTACCGCGCAACCGGCTACCGTGGGCGATTACGGGGACAGTGAGTTTTTGCTTGCGGTAGCCGGGAAAGACCCGGCGAAGGCTTGGACGGTCGTTGACGAACTCATGGACACGCTTTCACTTGTAAACCGAAGGGTATATGATTCTGTTTTAAGAAAAATAAAGTCCCTATGACGAGGCAAAAAGCGTGGCAAATTCCGTGGCAAAAATGCGTGTCAAAATTGTGTTTTGCGTGTCAAATAATTGATACGCATCGCAAATAAATGATACGCTCGAAATGCCTGAAAGCCTTGATATACAAAGGAAAACCCTATAATCACTTGAGATTACAGGGTTTCTTCTTTGGCGCGGAAGGAGAGATTCGAACTCTCGAATTGAGCTTTAAACCAGTTGAAAATACTGCACTTTTTATTTTCATGGCAAATATCGTGGCAAAATTAAGAGAAGAACTTTTTCATTTCCTGCACAGACTCGGAAATGTCTGCTTGTGCGATGTGTGTATAGATTTTACGCATTGTTCCGTAGTCTGACCATCCGCCCAGCTGCATCGTGACTTTTTCTGATATACCAAGCTTATATGCAAGGGAGCAGAAGGAATGCCGCAGACCGTGTGTCCCGACTTCTGGCAAATTCGCTTCCTTGCATATTTTATTTGATGCAGCGCGAATGCTGTTCGGATTTGCAACGATGACAAAATCACTCGATCTTTCTGCTTCTGAAAGCAGCTGCGACAGCTTCGGTATCATGATTGGGATAGTCCGCCGTGAAGAACGGTTTTTGTTAGACACTTTATTCACCAGCTTGTTGTTTTCGTCGAACAGGGTAGCCCCTCGAACCGTTATGGACTGCTTTTTCAGATCAACGTTCTCCCAACGCAAACCGAGGATTTCTGACACACGCAGAGAGTGCAGCGCAAGAAGAAACGCGATTTCATACTTGCTCCCTTCCGCCGCTTTCAAAAACACAGGAATTTCTTCCGCAGACAAAAAAGCGTGCTCGTCCGATTGGATGGCGGGAAGCGCCACTTCGTATGATACACCATATCGCTTAAGCGCCGGACGTATCAGCGCCCATGTTTCGCGGATGGTCTTCGGGCTGCATTTTTCGGCGTTGATCGCCTGCTGTATAGCACTCACGGAGAGTTTGGATAAGGGGACATCCATGATAGGTTGGAGGTAACACCGTTGCTTGATTCTGTGTCCGCGAATAGACGCTGGGGAAAGAGTGCTGCTCTTGAATTCCAGGTATTCGTCTATGGCTTTGCGGATTGTTATTTCCGGCTTGGCCTCCTCGGCAGAAAGGATACCGATTTTGTATTCTAAAGCTGCCTGCTCTGCTTCTCGCTTCGTTCCGGCAGTGAACGACCTCGCTTCCCCATTTACCATCACTCGGCATCGGTAAGAGCCGGACGGCAGTTTTTCAGCCTCTGGGACTTTCAGTTTTTTCATTTCGGTTCTCCTTTTTGACGATACGAAGAATGGTGAAGCCTACGGCCAGTATGGACGCGACAATCAAGGCAATAAATATCCACGCCATCACAGATAGCCTTCCGCCCCGGATGATGCCAGCGTCTGTAATCTGCGAGTCGATAACAAGGTACACGATCAGCGAAAACGCAAGTATGGCGCAGAAAAAGACCAGCAGGTAGCAGATAGCGTGTGTGGCTTTGATCTGCGCCCGCTGCATTTCGTTTGCGGCGGCCGCTCTGACGTTCTCGAGTTCAAGCCTGTGGTTCCGCTCCTGTAGTTCGCTTGGACTGTCAGTAGGCGGTTTTAGCCCGCACAGCTCATCCAGCGACAGACCGAGAACGAGGCATAGCGCGGCAGAATTGTACAGTTTCGGGTCTTGCTGCGTTCCTGCGCAGAGTTTCGTCACAGCCGATCTGGAAACGCCGGATTCTTCGACAAGTCTGTCGATGGTGTAATGCTGATCTTCCTTCGCCCGCTTTATGTTCCTCTGATATGTAGAAAAATATGGGGCGAGTTCCTGAATTGCCGACATGATATACCTCCATTTTCACATATATTTCGCTGATTCTTCCGCCACGGATATGATTTTACCAATTTGAGGGTGGACATTTCTGCCGCTTTTGCTATGCTGGTTACAGGCGCGTGAGAAAGCCCCACCGCCGGGGGAGCGACGGTGGGGCGATCTTAAACATTCCATTATACAAAATAGTCTGTCCCATAATTGCCGCTTACGAGGGTTACCGGACGAAGAAAATGCAAGGTGTTCTTTGTGGAAGATTCCAAATTGAAATTCTTGAACGAACGTTCTAAAATATGGAGGTACACCAAATGCAGAGCATCAATATTCGCTTTGAAAACGGGAAAGTAAACATCATCGTAGACGGGGCGCTTTTCAAAGACGTCCACAGTCTGAGCCTCGACTACATCAAAGGAGCGCCCATGCTCTTTGCCTGTGTGTCGGATGTAGGCGAGACACGGGAGCAGTGGCAGAACTCTAAGTTTATGAGTTAGACGTAATAAGGATTCGGCTTCAGCAAGATTGCGATAGTGTCAATGACCCATCCAATCCCGCACAACCCAAGTGTAAAGAGATACAGGATTCCTGTTCCAACTTTGCCCTCATAGAATTTATGCGCACCGATCATACCGAAGAAAAGGCAAAGGAAGAATGAAACCCATTTGTTCTTCGGACGACCATACCCGCGGATAGTATTCACGTTCGCATTTGTGTTCGTGTTATTGATTACGACGTTCGGCTGCGCGGACTTTAATTCTTCAACTTGCTTTCCACATTTCGGGCAAATCACGCAGTCCTTGTCGATGATCGCACCACAAAATTTGCAAAACTTTTGATTTTCGGTTGGAACGGGTCTTTCTACAGTGTCCATCTTATTTTCCTCTTTTCTATTTTTGGGTGTAAACATTGCGCTATAATATTATTTAGGGTGGCAGCCTCCACAAGGTGAATACCCAGAATTCTGTGCATCTTCTGTGCTATCGAACCAGATTTCGTTCTCTGGGAGGATTTCCTTTGCAAAGCGGCAACTAGGATTATGGTATTTATCCGAGTCAACACTTCCAACGTATACACCGGATGATTTCTGTGACGTTGTTTCTGTAACTGGCTCAGCGTCCGGGGAAGCAATAGCTTCCGAAACAGGCTGTTCGGTTGGTTCGGATGCTTCAATCGGAGCGTCTAGCGCATCGGGTTCGATATCGGAAGCAGTGGAATCACCGAAAGACGTTTGCGCGGTTTTATCTGAGATGGGAACCTCGGGCTGGTCCTGAAGAATCGATTCTGCGGGCTCCGGCGCTTCTGGAGAAGAGCCAACCTTTGCGTCAGGAACGGCGATTGTTTCTTGTTCCCTCTCTTTATCTGGTTCTCTCTTCGCGGTTTTTGCCGTGCATCCAGTCAGAAGAAGCACAGCGAGAAAAAGCGCAAGCATTCTTTTCATTGTAAAAATCCCTCATAGTCAAAATTTGATTTGATACTACGATTTTACCAACAGAGTTTGACAGCCTCAAGAACAAATCTACACAAAAAGAAACGATAAAATTTGGAGGTTAAGAAAAGGACGGCGGAAGTGGAGACAGGAGATTATAATGGATGAAAAGGAAATCGCAACGATTAAAGAATTGACAGAAACACTTATGAGACTTACACCAGAGAAACTCAACCTTTTTCTATCTGCTGCGCAAGAGTTAATAACGCAGACGCAAGTTCAGGACGATCTAGGCAAATATTTATGATCTTCTGAATTGATTCCGGCAAATCACAGACACGCGCTTCGCCATCGGCGGGGCGCTCTTTTTTTATGCCCGCAGACGGGTCATCGGTTTCGCCGGTCAAGTAGGCGATAGTTGTTTCGAGAGCATTGGCTACAGCTGACAGGTTTGCATAGTTCGGAACGCGGCCGTTCTTCCACCACTTTCCGATTGTGCCGTTCCCCATTCCGAGCCGACTTTCAAGGGCGGCAATGCTTGTTCCCCTGCTCTTACATAGTTCTTTTAGACGTAAATGCAAATCCATAAAAATAATTAGACAAAAATCAGATTTTCTTCTTGACAATGCGACTTAAGTCTATTATACTTAGACGTGTGAAGGGTACAAAAAACCAAGCCCCTCACCAAGACGGACTTTTAGAAGATATTTAATTGCCTTGACACGCTTATATTAGACTATCTTCTAACCTCTGTCAAGTAGTATTCGTACAGATTGGAGGGATTTTTTTGATTTATGAGAATGTCAAGCGCCTTTGTACGAAGCACAAGACGAATATTGCGACCGTAGAAAAGGCGTGCGGCATTGCCAACGGCACAATCGGAAAGTGGGCAGGAAAGGACGCTGCCCCGCGCATCGACACTGTAAAAGCGATTGCAGACTATTTTGGCGTATCGGTCGACTCGCTGCTACAGAAGCCGAGAAAACGGAAGGAACCTTGAGCCTTGTAAAAGAGGCTCAAACGGAAAAGGAGGAATAACATGCCAGCGGTAAAGCTCGGCCGGGACAATACGTCGAAGAACCTGTCCCGCCTGATTTACGGGAGGGTAAAGGAGAGAAACGTAAAACTGGACGACTTGCTTAAACTCGCCGGGGTATCAAGCAAAACGACGCTGACAAAGCGAATGCGCGAGCCATTGGGAGAGCAGATGAAAGGGACAATCGCAATTTGCAAGCGGCTTGGAATCACGCGGGAGGAGTTTTTGGACTCCTTTGATTACTAAGTATCCGGTTTTGGCGCTTGCAAAAATCTAAGAACAAACGAAAAGGAAGGAAACGCAAATGAAAGTCAGATTAACATTTTTGGAGCCTGTGCTTGGCACGTGGCCGAGCAACGAGAATGTGGCGCGGGATTTCATCGCATCGAAAGCGCCGGACGCTTCTACCATCGAAGACGAGATCGCGGCTTTGGGCGCGGACGTTGTGGCAGACAAGGGCATGACGGTATTCCCCCGCGCGAACGGGTGCCCGGTTCTGTATGACTACCAGATCAAGGGGTTCTTCAAAGACTCTTGCGGCATGTTGGCAAGAGTAAAAAGCACAAAGAGCTCGAGCTTGAAAGCTTACAAGAAGATCATTGACGGTTTGATTTTCGTCGAGCCCCGTCACATCCCGATTCAGACGAACGGTGAGATCGGTGAATGCCAGCGGCCTTTGAGAGCACCGACCCCGCAGGGCGAGCGTGTGGCGCTTGCGAACTCGGAGGAAATCCCGGCGGGCAGCACGATCGAGTTTGAAATTACGATGCTGGATGAAAAGGCGCACAAGGATATCGTCTTGGAATGGCTGGATTACGGGCGGCTCAGAGGCATTGGCCAGTGGCGGAACTCCGGAAAGGGACGGTTCGCCTACGAAGTGCTCGATTAAGTGCGAGGGCATGGCTGAGTCTGGCAGCGACAGGCAAGGGCGATGCGGAGAATGGCTGCGAAAGGCCCGGCAACGGAAAAGCAAAGCAGAGAAATGAGCCGCAAAGGCTTTGGTATGCAATGTGTGGCAACGGCACTGTAGAGATTTGATGTGACTCACAAAGGCAAAGCACAGTCTGGTTTCGCGGCGGCATGGGATGCTATGTTTGCGACGGAAAGGCTAGGCTAAGTGACGCGAGGGAACTGCGCGGCCTGGACTGGCGCGGCAAAGGCGAAGTAAAGCAGAGATCGCGTGGCAAGGGTGAAGTAAAGCAAGGATTGGCAACGGCGTAGTAACGCGCGCTTTGCTTCGACAGGCAAGGGCAGAGATGGGCGCTGATCGGCATGGCAAAGGAAATGTAAAGCACGGCAATGCGTAGCGGCGGAAGGGCTGCGAAGGGCTCAGAGACGCAAAGGCTATGCAGCAAACAGAAAAGCCCCACTCGGCAAGGAAGATTATTTAAGGAGGATGAAATGAAAATTACAAAGGAGCTCCTGCGGGAGAAAGGCGCATGTGCAGCCGGATACAGGGATTTTCTGAAAGAATTCCCGGAAGAAAAGTATCCGGATGGCGTAGAGTATCAGGATTTGCTGGACTGCTGCGCGGAGAAGAATTTCAGTTACGGATCATGGCTGCTTTCCGAATTCGGCAGGACGGATGATGTCCGGAGGGTCGACGGCGATCTGATCACCAAAAAATCAATCATTTTTGCTGGACGGCTAGAAGTTTCCGGAATCATCAAGGCAGGCGAAAGCATCGAGGCAGGCTATGGCATCAAGGCAGGCTATGGCATCGAGGCAGGCGAAAGCATCGAGGCAGGCTATGGCATCAAGGCAGGCCGTGGCATCGAGGCAGGCGAAGGCATCGAGGCAGGCTATGGCATCAAGGCAGGCTATGGCATCAAGGCAGGCTATGGCATCAAGGCAGGCCGTGGCATCGAGGCAGGCGAAGGCATCGAGGCAGGCTATGGCATCAAGGCAGGCTATGGCATCAAGGCAGGCT